GACGCTCTTCCGATCTTCCAGCGCCGCCAGATTTTTTTCCAGATCCACCAGCAATAATTTCTCCGTCAATTTGAGTGCCAACACTAGTGACTGTTGGATTTATTAAAATAGCTGATTGACTTACAGTATCTAAAATTCTATGACGATTAATGGCAGTAAATGATGTACCTCCAGTTACTACTGCGCCCTCATATACATATAATTCCGCATCTCCACCACAACTTGCATCAACTAATATATGAGCAGTTACTCCACTTGCCCATGCAATAGCTATATTACAACTTGCTCCAGCGGCCAATTTTGCTGAATCTGGATATAAGCGATACGCTTTAAATGCGCGACCTTCATGCAGTCTTAGGTGGTTAACATCAAGAGTTGGAGTAGGTCTATCGGATCCAACCAAATAATGTAGTCCATCTTTGTCGACATAGGATGGTGATACATGGATAGATTTAGTATCAAGAGACTCTCTCTTTACTTCAATGGCCATTATTTGCTCTTAAATTTCATAGCAGTTTTGGCGGCTTGTTTAAATTGAGCGTCAGTCGGTGCGCCAAGCGATCCAGGTTTACGCATTTTTTCTTTGGAGCCTTCACTTATACGCTCACGCTTTCGGTGAATATTGGCATAAAGTCCGTCTTTCATTTTTTAGTTGCCTGTCTTGCTTCAGACAAAGCAATAGCTACTGCCTGTTTTTGATCCTTAACAACAGGGCCACCTTTGCCAGAATGTAAGCCACCAGCTTTATACTCGCGCATTACCTTGCCGACTTTTTTCTGAAATTTATCTTTCATCTTATCCAAGATTAGATCCTCCACCTAGTGTTTGAACTCCACCTTCTGGATTTAAACGAGCATCAGATAGCAATTGGCGGCCGCGGCGGCGAGATGCACGCATACGCGCGCCTTCTTCTTCTTGCACCTTTGTCGCTTTTGCTTCTGTTTTTTGTGGCTCTGCTAATACATTACCAGCGGCGCGCTCAATTACTTCTTTTGGGCCTAAGCCAATTACTCTACCAACTGTTCCACCCATGATTACATTACTCCTGATTTATCAGATCCAAGGGTTTGTACGCCTGTCTCTGGAGTTAAACGAGTGTCAGATAAAAGCATCCGACTACCACCACGCAATCGCGCCTTCTGGCGTGCCGCATTTTGCTCTGCCAATAAACGCTTTTCGTCAGCGGCTTGCTTTTGCATTGCCTCTGTCTGAGCCTTGGTCTCAGCGGCCGCGCGTTCTGCTGGCCCTGTGTCTGGCTTACCACCAAATAATCCACCCATTTATAACCTCGTCATTAAGTAAGAATCAACTTTATCTGGGCCATACTTTTTCATTACGCATTCAGTTTCAAAAAACAAAGCCTTCGCATAACGAATAGCACGACTGTCATCAGTTCTAACTGTTATTTGCAATCTATGCAAGTCTAGATATCTCATAGCGATATCTATAAACGATAAAGCACACTTAACCATTGTGGATGGCATCTTTCTAGCCTGGTGATCGAACAATGCCCACATCTCACCAACGCCACCCCAGAACAATATGACACCAACAATAGCTACGGGTTTACCCTGATAGAAGATAGTGATGGCCGTACCCAGTTGAGCCTGGCTAGATACCATATCTCGAATGCCATAACCTCTAGATACTGCCAGCAACTCAGGTTGGTCTATATCCATCTGGTCAAAGTGTTCAATAACAAACGGCAAAGTAAATAAGCCTCTGCGCTTATGCATCTGCTCATTCAATATTTCGTATGGTATAGATATCTTCATTAGCCAAATATCTCAAAATCGCTATTAGCTACAGTCTGGGCTATGAATGTCTTAGATGCCCCTAGATTACCCCTAGTCATGCGCTTGTATTCGCCACCACCTAGCAGTAGATACCCAAAGGCATCGCCCACATGGGAGTGTTCATTCTTATTTGGGGCATCTCTAAAGCGCTCTTGCCCTGATCCGACTGATATACGCTTGAAATGGTACCCACCAGCTAGTGATTTACGCAATAACTTGCATTTTGTGTCAACGATTAGCCCTGGCTTGCCGTTAATAAGACGTTGCATGGGCGCGGCCGCTGACTCTCGGCGTACCTTGAAGTCATTTGATGGGGTAGGTTGAGCCTTTAGCCCTAGTGTTTTAAGAAAGTCAAAGGCGGTAACCTCATAGATTGCATCTCTGGCCATACCGGCTGGGTCACCCCATACAAGAACTTGCATATTGGGGTATCTGGCGTTGATTTCGGACACCAGTTGATGACCAAAACGCTCCAAACCCATATCAAAAGTAACAATCTCATCAAGAATTACCCACCTTCCATTCGGTAAGCGCTGGCCAATGACCGCCGCCGGGGTTAAACCAAAGTCTAGTCCTATCTGGAGCGGAACCGATGGATCCAACTCGACATCACCAGACATAATGTTATCGTCATATTCCGGCCAAACCGACTTACCTTCTTGAACATAGGTGTATTTTCCCTCTGCGTAGCATCTGATCCAATCTAAATTTTTACCCAATAGCATTTGCTGGTAGTAACCAGATGGCAGATTGGCCACATTCTCAGCTTTGTTGTTTATACGCCACCATTTTCCAGATGCAAATATGCAGTCATTAGCCTCTGGATTTTCTGGCAACTCATCTTTAGATATCTCTATTACGCCGCCCGGTTGTTTAAAAAACTTCCAAGCATACGCGCCCGTCATTCTTTCTTTCTCTGCCATGCGATACCACCAATGGTCATCGTCCATCGGGTTGGTGTCCATCCAAATGCCATGCCAGGATGCGCCCCCATCGCGCTTAGTTGGGTATCGTCCTACGCGGTGAGTGAGTCCATCGATAACGGCCTTGGGTAGTTCACGCGCCTCGTTAACCCATGCGCCCGTCAACTCCAAAGAGAGTAACTTTCGCACATCTTTTGGCTGGTCAAGCGCCAAGAAAATAACCTCGCAATCAATGCCAGCCGCCCCTTCCCTACTGGGTAAGCGGATATGGTGCGTGATCGGTGGAGTATGGAGCATTGGCCCAAAGGTATTCTCTGGGAATAGGTCTAACCAGGTCTTGATTGTGGTAGTCTTAAGTTCTGGGTACGAGTTTCGTACGATAACAAAACGGCTATATCGGATGCCATCGATAGGGCTAGGCTTTTGCTGAATTGCTCTGATGAATACCTCAGCGGCGCAAGCATATGATTTGCCTGATCCTACTGGCCCCATCATGCCGCGCACGAATGCATTGCTTGTTAAGAATTTGTATACCTCTGGGCTTTTAGAGAAGTCTAAATTCAGACCAGAGTCTGGTAATGCTTTAGAACTCATCTCTTTGGTTCTAGACATTGATTACCTTTTTAATGATATTTTAGTAAATATACTGTATAAACAACAATATGCAAAATATTTGAGAGAAAATATGGCTGGATATCACCTAACAGACGATCAGTTTATTGCATCATGGCAAGAACTACAAAGCCCAACTGAATTTTCAAAAATACACGATATTAATATTCGCAATGTCTTGAAACGCAGACGCGCTATCGAGTCAAGATATAGCATGACTTTACCAGTAAAGTTTGAACTTACTAGAATTTCCAGAACTGAAGAGACACCAGGCAATGCCAGGCGCGGCATTCATATGGAAAAGGGGCGCGTAGTCGTATTCTCAGATGCTCACTTCTGGCCAGATGATTACACTACTGCCTATAAAGCGCTATTGATGATTATCAAAGAATTTCGCCCTCAAGTCGTAGTTGCAAATGGAGATATTTTTGACGGCTCCCAGGCATCTCGGCACCCAAGGATAGGCTGGTCTAATACCCCAACAGTCAAAGAAGAGTTGGAGGCGTGCCAGGAGTTCATGGGTAATATTGAGAATGTATCCAAGGGCGCGGAATTGATCTGGACACTTGGAAACCATGACGCTCGTTTTGAAACATTCTTAGCCGCACAAGTTCCGCAGTATGAGGGCGTTAAAGGCATGACGCTAAAAGACCACTTTCCCATGTGGAAACCTTGTTGGTCTTACTGGGTAAATGACGATACAGTTATCAAGCATCGATTTAAGGGTGGTTTTGGGGCTGGTAGAGCCAACTCGGTTGCGAGCGGTGTCAATATAATCACGGGGCATACCCACAATCTAGCCGTACAACCCGTTACAGATATGAGTCCAGCATTCAGATCTAATGGTGGTACGCGATATGGCGTGCAAACAGGAACCTTAGCAGATCCAAACTCGGAACAATTCGTACATTATACGGAAGATAACGCAAAGGACTGGCGTTCTGGACTAGTGTTATTGTCTTTTGAGCGTGGCCGCTTGATGTTGCCTGAGTTGATCCAAGTCTGTGGCGAGGATGAGTTTGAATTTAGAGGATGCATCAATAGAGTATAAATATGCGGATTACCCCAGAGGTGGTCAGACACCTATACTCCTCTTTGTACTGTTGCTATCCATTTAGCAAGTGGAAGATGCCTCTGCCGGAAGAGGTTGGCTTTATTGTGACCGCAGATCCAGAAACAATGGGTACCTATCTGTACGATACCGGGGAAGATTACGAGCATACGATTACTATATCGTCAGCCAGGTGCGGCCACTACTACACTCTACTAACTACCCTGGCACATGAATGCATACACATGAGTTTTCACCGGCAGAAAGGTGATAAGTGGATGCAACATGGAAAGCCATTTAGAACTCGGTGCAAGATGGTGGCTAATGAACTAGGCTTTGATCCGCTGGAATTGTAAAGTTTGAGAAACACATTGTAAAGTTTGATACCTATAGGTATATACAATGTATATACATTGATACCTATGTGTACACTTTTTGGTCTTTTTTAGACATATTTTGTAAACATGTTTATGGGTTCAACCTTTTTATATAAGTATTGATATAACTTTTACTATTGTCGGCTGACCTATTTCAAAAACGCTTGCAAGTGCATGAAATTTCAATAAAAATTCATGCAAAAATAGGACATTGGTGTCCGATATTTGTATATCTATTTCGGTGTATACAGGTGTATATATTAATACAAATACAACATTAGGCAAATGCGCCCCAGGATCTAAGCGCCATTAACAGATATGTTACGATGCCGCAAAAATAGATCAGAGTTGCGGCCATCTCTACTACCAGCAATGGCAAGTCATCTTCCATATATCCAGCGATTGACCAAAGCAATGAGCCAATAAAGCCAACTAAGATATTAAGAGGGTAGACATTAAAGCTAGTGAGCGCTATACCCACTAGGCAAAGCGCGGTTCCATACCATTTCATTGTTTTCATTTTTCTTGTGCTTTTCCATAGATGTGCAAGGTAACTTTTAAGACATATTGGATATCACTCAAGCTAAGTTGACCCATCAGTTGCAGTATTTTAATTACCCCAACATCATTATCTAATTGCTGGGGCTTGACTATAGCCTCAATCATTTTTCCTGTTCCTTTCCAGGTATAGGTTTTCTTTTACGCCATAGGCTTTTCTTATTCATTTCAACCTCTTAGCTATCTCGCGCTCAATGTACCACTTGGCTTTACGCAGATCCTCAATGGCATCGTGTTTCTCGTCAGCACGCCAGATATATTTCATGGCATTGCCCAGGCAAAACCCCATATGCTCTGTAATCGCAATACACTCTACGCCTGACGGGTGGCTGGTGTAGTGCTTGGGGTGGTTGACCGCATCATGCTGGGGATTGTTAGGTTCAAAGTGGCTCATTTTTTACTCTTCTTTCTATTCTCTATTTCACGCTGGAGGATATGCCAAAAAAGTGACTTGATTATCATATTAATTCCTGTGGTATAGGTCTTTAGGGTTGTTAAGCATTGCTTTAATAAGTTCATCTATATTAAAGAACCATTGAATAACCTTCATGCCATCATGCGTATAGATAGTGAAACTCACTCGCCCCACCGCTCGCCAATACCATTCATTCTTGGGTTGGTAATGTCATCCATCAAGACATCCTCCTCTTCCCAATCAGGATCAACCTCGACTATGCCAGCAAACGGGATAGGCTCCTCGTAGCTTGCGCCAGAGTCAACGACTACTGTGGGTGTGTGCTGGGCCTTCTTGCGGTCATCGGTGGTAAATGTAGTCACATTGCTCTCCAAGTTGTAAGCGATATCGCTCAACCCCGATATTAATGACTACAAAATAAAAAGCAATAGCTATTGTTGTTTTTTAATCAACTTCCACATCTTGGACATCTGGGGGCTTGATGTTGATGCCAATAACTGATGGCTTATCTGACTCATCTGGGTTGTCCAGGAGGCCTGATGCCTTGGCTAATAGGCGCAATACACCGACCTTATCGTACAACTCCAACTCTAAATTACCATCCTTATTAACTTTAATACTTTTGATGGCTTGCAAGGCATGGTCAGGAATATCTTTACTAGCTTTAACCTTAACTTTGCCCTCATCGTCCCATTCCATGATGTCTGTAATCTTCGTATTAGCCATACAAAGCAAAGAGTAGGCAACCGCCTCACGATTCTCTGTGATGGTAGCTGACCGCTCTAGCCTCTTCTGTATCGATCGGATCCCACCCCAGTTTTGTAGGGATGGAATCTGACTCGCTACCTTAGCCTTTGGCCTGGTTGTGGCCATTAGAACGGCACATCATCCAACGGCGCTACCTCTGCGTAGTTCTCAGGGCGGCCAATCACACCAGACGGCGCAAAGCTATTAAACGATGCTGGGGCATTTAACTGTTGTTTCTCTTTCCCGATATATCCAGAAAAATAGGTTCCCTTGGGGCCTTGCTTATCATACATATTGAACCAGAACTCGCGCCCATCTGGCAATTTGATCGTGCCTGTCCAATCCGCGTGCTTTGGATCCATCTTTTTTAAGTTCTTAAATAACTGAAAGTTGCCTGGCTTAATCTCAAAAGGCTTATCGTATGCCATTGTTTATCCCTATCTGTGTTTGTT